TGGACTGTTTTTAAACTCAGATACCCTGTTCATGACATTTCACTACAACAACATGATTGACACATTTGGTCGCAAACTAATGAACGGTGATGTCATAGAAGTTCCAAACTTGAAAGACTATCATCCACTGAATTCCAACATACCCAAAGCTCTGCCACGTTACTATCAGATCACTGATGCTAACTACGCATCCGAAGGATTTAGTCAAACTTGGTTGCCTCACTTGTGGCGTATTAAAGCCATACCATTGAACAATCAACAAGAATTTGCCAACATTCTTGACCGACCATTTGTGGAAGAAAACATCTGGGATCCGGGCAATTTTTATCCTTCAGGCACCATTGTGAATCAAGGCGACGTATATTATCAAGCAATTCAAAACACACCAGCAGGTACTCCCATCACAGATACTGCATATTGGCGTCCTTATACCCCGCCTACCATTTCGGACATACAAAGTACCAGGCCCAAAGATCAACAAATCAACGACGACATTGTTGCTCAGGCCGAAGTGGAGGTCCCAAAGTCAGGCTACGATACTGGTCCACTGTATGTGCTGCCAGAAACTGTGGATGGTGGTCCTGCCAATCCCAACGGAACCAGTGCAGACTCGGGTACCACAGTGGATGGCACACAAGGCGGTATGTTCTTGACTCCCGACACCAACGGATACACAGCAGGTTATCTCACAGGCGGTGGCTTGGCCCCCAACGGTTTCCCAGTTACACCGGGTGTGAGCTTTCCGCCCAATCCCAAGGTTGGCGACTTTGCTCTGCGACTGGATTACAAACCCAATCGCTTGTTCCGCTACAACGGACGCTTATGGGTACGCATCGAAGACAAGGTACGCACAGATTTGAGCAACGGACCCAACAACCAAACTTTGCGCTCAGGATTTGTGAACAATACATACACTACCAAGACTTCGGACATGGGCAATATTCCGCAGCGTCAAAGCTTGAGTCAAGCTCTGCGACCCAAAGCCGACAACGGAGATCAAGGTGGAAACTTGCCGCCCAACCCGCCACCAATAGGTTCATAATCAATGCAACAATTTTTTTACGACGCACAGATACGTCGCTTCCTGCTACAGTTTACCAGAATATTTTCTGGCTTTCAAGTCATGTACGGCAACGAAAGCGATGGAGTCAATGCTGCCACGCTGTTGCGTGTGCCAGTTCGTTATGGAGACGCAAGTCGCAATGCTCAAACCATTATTCAAGAAAACTCAGCTTCAAGCTTGCCAAGTACTCCGCTGATGACTTTCTACATCACTGGCTTGGATTATGCCAGAGACAGACTGCAGGAACCCTATCACGTCAGTAACACAACCATACGCCAACGTACCTATGACGAAGTCTCACAGACCTATGAAACCACCCAAGGCAATGCGTTTACAGTGGAACGACTCATGCCTGTGCCCTACAACCTTTCAATTAATTTGGACATTTGGACCAGCAACACCAATCAGAAACTACAGTTGTTTGAGCAAATCAGTACACTGTTCAACCCCAGTTTGGAAATACAAAGCACAGACAACTTCATTGACTGGACCAGTTTGAGTGTGATGTACTTGGATGGAGTTACGTTTACCAGCAGAACTATTCCACAGGGTCAAGACAATCCCATTGACATCATGACCATGAAGTTTAGTATGCCAATTTGGATCAGCTCACCGGCCAAGATCAAGAAACTGGGCATAATCGAGCGTATTATCATGAGCATGTATGACGCTCAAGGTGATCTAAATGAGGCCGTAACCAACAATGATCTATTGTTGGGTACAAGGCTCAAAATTACTCCAGGCAACTACAAGCTCTTGGTAATCGACAATCAGATTCAAGTGTTGCCGGCACCCACAGTGACCCCAAATGGTTCAATGGAAAGCCTTGATCCCACCAGCTTGGTCGGAGACAGTCCGTTGTTGTGGCCTGCTGTGATGAGTCCGTATGGTGCTTATCGTCCGGGACTGAGTCAAATACGCTTGGAACAACCCAACGGCACAGAAATCATTGGAACCATTGTGATCAACCCCAATGACGAACGCTTGGTTATCTTCTCTCCTGACGCAGACACTGTACCGCAAAATACCATGTCGCCTATCACAGCCATTATCAATCCACTGACCCTGGGACCAGATAGCGGGTTGCCTGCGCCCACAGTTGGCACACGCTATTTGTTGACCGAGGCCACCGGTGATTGGAGCAACGTTGCCAATCCCGAAGCTTGGTTGGGTACCAATGGTCAGCCCTTGGTAGCCGATGCCAATGACATCGTGGAGTACACTGCGCAAAATCGCTGGCGCATTACCTTCAAGGCCCAGGAAGAAACTGACATACAGTACGTAACCAACATAACTACTGGATATCAGTATGAATGGACAGGTGCAGAATGGATAAAGAGCTATCAGGGAGAGTACGCCGGCGGGACTTGGAGCCTGGTTCTGTAAAGGCTGTTGGCGTTTGGTTTTTGTCTCGCAGTACCGGCCGCTACTTATATCTACTTCGTAACGATCCCAAACACCCTGGAACCTGGGGCTTGCCTGGCGGCAAGGTCGAAGCTGAAGAAACGCTGTTGGGAGGCATGGAACGCGAATGTATCGAAGAGCTAGGCAGCTTCCCACACTACCAACAAATGATGCCTTTGGAGAAATTCACATCGGCCGATGGTGTGTTTGAATACTATACCTGGGTGTGTGTAGTGGCTTCAGAGTTTGTGCCCATACTCAACGAAGAACATGTTGGTTATGCTTGGATCGATCGCGGTTCATGGCCCAGACCCATGCATCCAGGACTGTGGAACACAATGACCTTGGAAAGTATCAAGGAAAAGGTTCAAACAATCGAGACGTCAATTTTTACGTGACGTCTATGGCGTCCCAAATTGGCTGCCAAGGAATATATGGATCTTCATCTTCGGGGGCCTGCATGTGCCAGGCCACACTGTTGACAGGCATCAACATGAGAATGCCACGCTGCACAAACATGTGATTCAAACTTTTGTTTTCTAGTAAGCCGCCAGTTTTGTCTATCTTGTCAATGAGATAGAAAAAGTCATTGTACAGATCCCAGTGTTGACTGAACTGATGGTGCGATGTTAGAAATGTGCAGGCAGTGTCATAGCCTTGTATCCAGTAACGATTCTTTCCGGGAATAAATGCTCTGGGAGTGGATTTGTTTCTGTACAAACTATACCACAGATCAGGATCATTCCACGGACTGATCACTGCATGGCTTTCTGTTTCGTTGAAGATTTGGTACCATATATCTACCATTTCATACATGGCATCCAGATCAAACATGTAATCATCTTGAATTTGGAACACAAAGTCCTGCCCATGTTTTTGCATCCACAGGTAACAGGCACGAATGCTTTCTCTAATGCCGGCACTGGGAGTTTCTTGCTTAGGTAAAGGTATTACTTCAAATTTTATTTGATCACTGCTGTATTGATCAATGCAACGTTGATGCAATGCTCTCAAATCTTCAGTGCAGTGGTCATCAAATATGGCCACTGTGTGTATGGTCTCGGGTTTTTTGTCGGCACACAATTTTATACTTTGAACCAAGCTTTTGAAAGATTTCTTGCTCAACAAAGTTCTGTCATCGCCGCAGAAGCGTTTGTTGCCTTGATAACTCTTTATGTCACAGGCTTGCACAGCATAATGAATGTGTATGGGTTTCATGATTAACGAGCTATGATATTGTTGCCCACAACTTCACAGGTATAGCCATAGGGATCTAGAACTTCCAGTATTTGATCTTTGATGCTGACCACATTGTTGTTGTGTTCGATGAAGATTTTGGGCAGAAACTTTCGTATTGTGTTGTGTGCTCCGCGCAACACATCAAGATCCATGCCTTCTACATCGATCTTCATTAGGTCTACACGATCAATACGGTATGTGGCCACGAAGCTATCCACAGTGCGTACCTCTACCACAACAGTGTTTTCTGTGCGCTCAACAAATTCTCTGGTGTTCAATGTAAAGGTACCAAAATCACAATATTTGAAATAGTTGGGTTCATTGAACTCTATATAGGTATCTTCTGCGCCCAGGCCCATGTTGTAGGTATAAACATTGTAGAGATTGTTTATGGCCACATTGCCGGTTAGCATTTGAAACACCGCACGTTGTGGTTCAAAACTGTGTATTCGTCCACCAGGAAACGCAGAAGCCATCCAAGTGGTAAAGGTACCAATGTTAGCACCGATATCAAATATTCTTGGCTGTGGTATTCCTTCCAGGGCACGGATGCAGGTATCAGCTTCTACAGTGCTGACATTGCCATGGTCCATGAGCCATTGACTGTGTCCTACTCCTTCGTGATTGCAGTCCCAACGATTTACAATCATTGTTCCTTGGTCTGTGCTGACCAAAAGATTTCTGCGTGGCTTGTCACCTATGTTGAAGCTCATCGATTCTGTGTTCGATTCCAATCGGCAAATCTGCCAGGCTTGTGTACACGGCAGAAAATACTCACGCTTTCACACACGTTGCTCATGGTGTTCAAATTGATGTTGAGTTGAGCTGGGCCGATCATGCCCTGAGCTTGTTGTTGCTTCCAGTATTCAACAATGTTATAGTTTTCATCGTAGACTTCGATATCCACGTCATGATACAAGCCATAGGTTGAGTCGCTGAGCTTCTTGGCAATGCTTTCGAAGTTTACTTTTTGATCAAACATCTTGAATGTCTTGGCACTGAGTGCTCTGACGTGTGTATAGTCATCCCAGAACAAATCACAACGATGGTGCGGAACATTGATGTACCATTCGGCTTGATCTGCGCTTACACGATACATTTCTTGCATTACTTTGGTAAACACTCGGGGGTCTTGTCCCAAGTGTTCAAGGATGTTGTCTGCATGAATACGTTCAAAGAAGTTGTCCTCATAAGGCCAAGGAAACTGCTCAAAGTCCAAAACTTCGTCGGGATTGCAACGTGGGCTGATGTCTACGTTCCAGTGGTCGTCTAGCTTTTTAAAGCCGCAACCCATGTTGAGTTTTTTGAGTTCGGGTGTCATAGTGTTCCTTTAGATCCAAGCGTTCCAGAAGATTTCTCTGTTGTACTGTTCATACAGTTCCAAACCAAGATACTCAACACAGTTCACAGTGGTCTTTTCCAAGGTGGGTTTGATCTTGTGCAAGTTAGGCAAGCCCACAGAGATATCGTGATATTGTTCTTCTTGCTCGATGCGTTCGAAGTTGTGTTCGTAGTGTGGAATTTCAAAGAAATCATAGATGCGTTTGGTTTGGCTCTTGGGCGAACTGCAATATCTGTTGTAGTCCACAAACAGCAGTCGATCCAGGTAGCCCATGGTCACAGCGTCTTTGATGTTGCGGTGACTCAAGCCCAATGGGCCTTCGGGGCCTGCATAGAAATAGGCACGGCTGGCAATGCTGGAGCCTTCACGCAGTGTTTGATCAGGCAAGGTAAAGTACAAGGGATTCTCTTTGCGCAGACGTTCAAAGCTGGCAAGAATTTCAGCAGGGTTTCTTACGCACACAATCATCTTGACTTCGCGTTGCATCACTGCTTCCAACACAGCCAGTTGCGGAACCCAGCCACGATCTTTGTCAAACACAATGGGCTTGTTGATGTGTGAGTAGTAGCCTTCCAACATACCATTGAGCACGCCAATCTTGGCCTTTTCATTGGGATATTCTTTGTTGGGTTCGTAGTTGTTCCAACTGGCATTGACGCTGCCAATCAAACTGGCAAGACTGGTCACAGACTCACCGTGGATGTCAGGGTTTTGTTTGAGAATGTTGGTGATCAATGTAGATCCGGCGCGAGGTAGGCCAGTGATGAAGTGAAGTGTTTTTTTGCTCATATTTTTTCCAATAAGAATTTGAGTCATGGCCCCGAATCAACGAGGCTATAACTAGGATTGTATGCGATGCTTTATGTAGTTGTCAAGTGTTTTTTGGGAAAAGTTTTTGTAATTCTTCGTTTACTTTTTCAAAAACATTGTCCCATTTACCGAAAACAGTTTGTCTAAACACTCTGGTGGTGTCTTCATACCAAGGACTATGATCGCCACCGTAGGCCCATACATGATAAGGCAACATTGGCACAATAACCCAGGTTGGCTTGCCCATAGCCGAAGCCAAGTGAGCAATACTGGTGCAACTGGTGATCACAAGATCCAAGTTCTCAATACAAGCGGCTGTGTCTTCCCACGAAATCAACAGGTGCTGAAGATCACCAATTGATTCTGGCAACTCACGCAGATCGTTGTCGCGTTGCAAACTAAAGAATTTGATGTGATCGTTTTCTTTGTGTAGGTTGATCAACTTGTCTGCAGGGAAAATACGAAACTGTTGATGTTCAAACACAGGGTTGCCACTCCAGCGAATACCCACTTTGGGTTTGTCTGTGTTGAGCATGGTCTTCCACAGTGGCACGCTGAGAGGATTGGCAAACAAATAAGGCTCTTTGGGAAGATCATCAAATGTGTTGCCAAATAGCCAACTGCAACTGAATGCAGGTACCCAGAAATCATGATAGGTACTGGGCACTTCAGCCCAGGTAATACATTTTTCGCAACCAGGAACGCGATTGAACAAACTGTGGATCACAGCATCGGCACAGATGATGGCTTTACCGCCACGACGCAAAACTTCGGTGGCAAATCGGGCATAGATCATGTTGTCGCCGAA